ATTGTAATGCCTGCTTGTACTGCTAATGACAGTGCAACCATTACATGTGAGTGGCTTAAAAATTATTAATAGGAGTAGCATATGCCAAACACTACTTCAGGAACAACAACGTTCGATAAAACTTTTTCTATTGATGAAGTTATTGAAGAAGCATATCAACGTGTCGGTATAGACCAATTAACAGGTTATCAAATTAAATCAGCTAGACGTTCTTTAAATATAATGTTTCAAGAATGGGCTAACAGAGGCTTGCATTATTGGGAACTTAAAGAAACTAATATTGACTTAGTAGAAAACCAATCTGAGTATCATTTTTTTAGAAGTGCCGCAGATGACACTTCTGATTCTAATCGTGCCCAAGCAAGTACAAACCAAGTTGATTCTACTATATACGGTATTGATGATATTCTAGAGGCAACACATAGAACTAATAGAACTGCAAGCAATCAAGCAGATACGGCTATGACTAAAATTGATAGATCAACTTACTCTGCTTTATCAAATAAATTATCATCAGGTACGCCAACACAATATTATGTACAACGGTTTATTGATAGAGTCACTATAACTGTTTACCCTGTGCCAAACTCAACATCAGCTAGTGCTGATATGCACATCTATTATGTTAAAAGAATAGACGATGTTGGTGATTATACAAATGCAGGCGACGTACCTTATCGTTTCGTGCCTTGCATGGTATCAGGATTATCTTATTATTTATCACAAAAATATAACCCACAATTAGTTCAGCAAAACAAAATGTTGTATGAAGATGAATTAAATAGAGCTTTAACAGAAGACGGTTCTTCAACCAGTACTTTTTTAACTCCGAAAGTGTATTATAGTAATGTCTAGTTTTTCTACAGGTAAAAAATCAAAAGCTATTTCTGACAGAAGCGGTATGGCTTTTCCTTATCAAGAAATGATGAAAGAATGGAATGGATCTTTTGTGCATAGGTCTGAGTTTGAAACTAAACACCCGCAAATAGAAAAAAAAGACCATCAAGCTGACTCACAGGCTTTACAAAATGCCAGGCCAGACAGAACAGAAAGTTCTGTACCAAATTTATTAAAAACTAACTCTTTTAAAACAGGAACTGCCGGCACAAGTGTGATAACAGTAACTGAAGTAGATCATGGTAGAGCTAGCGGCGATACTGTACGTTTTTATAACGCTATTAACTTTGATGGTATAACAGCTACAAATATAAACAACTCTGTTGGTTATAGCATAACAAAAGTTGATGCAGATAGTTATACTTTTACTGTATCGACAGACACTGCAACAACTGGTAATATAATAGGAGGAGGTTTCCGAGCTTACGCTGGCCCGGCAACAATAGTAGCATGACAACATACGCAGAATTAACACAACAAATTTTAGATTATACTGAAACAGACAATAATGTTTTAACTACTACAATTAACAATGATATTATTGAGCACGCTGAATCTAGGATATTTAGGAATGCTGATTTAGATGTTTTTAAAAAATACAAAACAGCTAGCTTAACAACAGGCGACCCATTTGTTGCTATGCCTGGAGCTACCCCTCAACTTTTTGCATTTGTGAGATACATACAAATTTTTGATACTGATAATGTACGTATTACTTTAGAAAAAAAAGATACATCTTTTATTAATGAATTTGTACCAAATAGAACAACTACTGGAACCCCAAAATACTATGCAAATTGGGACAACGACACAATATTACTTGCTCCAGCGCCCGATGCAACGTATACTGTTGAACTAGCGTATAATGCGCAACCAACAGGACTATCTTCAAGTAACACAACTACTTGGGTTAGTAATAATGCACCAGAAATGTTGCTTTATGCCTGCCTCGTAGAAGCTTTTAAATTTTTAAAAAACCCACAAATGGTTCAAATGTATGAATCATATTATAAAACTGCTTTACAACCTTTTGTTGGTGAACAGATGGGTCGAAGAAGAAGAGACGAATATATGGATGGAATACCTAGAGTAGCTATTCCTTCTGAAAACCCTTAAGGAGAATATATATGGCTAATGTAATTAGTAATGTTTTTAAAGACCAGTTGTTAAAAGGCAACCACAATTTTCAATCAGGTGGCGACACTTATAAAATAGCTTTGTATACCTCATCTAGAACTGCAGCAGCAACAGACTCTGTATTTGATACAACTAACGAAGCAAGTGGCACTAACTACACTAGTGGTGGTAATACTTTAGTTAATAGTGGAGTCACTGGAGGTTCTTCAGCAACAACAGCTTTTATAGATTTTAATGACACTTCTTTTACTACAGCTACAATAACTGCAAGGTTTGCCCTTATCTATCAATCAAGTGGTGGTGCAAATACCGCTAGTGCTAACGCAGTTTGTTGGTTAGATTTTGGCGGAGATTTTACAACTACTGCAGGAACTTTTACGATACAGTTTCCAGCAGCAGGAACGAGTACAGCAATTATAAGATTGGCATAAGGAGACTAAATGGCGTTAGTACTTAACGAAAGAGTTAAAGAAACTACAACCACTACCGGCACCGGTGCGTTATCCTTGGGTGGTGCTCCAACTGGTTTTGAAACTTTTGCTGCAGGTATTGGTAACTCTAATACTACTTACTATGCAATTTTTCATTCTACTGCAGATGAGTTTGAAGTTGGTCTTGGCACCTTAGATGGTGACAGTTCTGATCTTACTCGTACTACCATATATGCTAGTTCTAACAGTGATAGTGCCGTTAACTTTTCTGCTGGTACGAAAACAGTATTTTGTACTATGCCCGCGGCGCGGTCCGTATTCCTGGACGCAGACGGTGACGTTACTTTAGGTGCTAACTTAGATGTTGGTGGTAATCTAACTGTTACTGGTACGACTACATTTAACGGTGGCACTCTAACTCTTGGTGACGCTAACACAGATAATATTGTCTTTGGCGGTGAAGTTGATTCCGATATTATTCCTGATGATGATGGTACTTTTGATTTAGGTAGTGCATCTAAAGAATGGCAAGATTTATTTATTGATGGTACAGCAAAAGTTGACACCCTAACAGTTGACGAGAACGCAACTGTTGCTGGTACGCTAGGTGTTACTGGAGTTCTTACAGCTAACGCTGGGGTTGTTGTAGATAACATAACTATTGATGGCACAGAAATAGATTTATCATCTGGTGATTTAACAGTTGATGTCGCAGGTGATATCATACTCGACGCTGACGGTGGTGATATTTTTATTAAAGATGGTGGCACACAAATTGGTTCTATTTCAAACGCCGGAAGCAATAACTTTCAAATTGCGTCTTCAATATCAAATGGAGATTTATTGTTTAAAGGTAATGATGGTGGTTCTATTATTACAGCTCTTACTCTTGATATGTCAGCAGGTGGACAAGCTACATTTAATAGTGAAATTACGGTACCTGGTACATCTAATTTTGTAAATTTAGATATATCTGGAGATGTTGATGTTGATGGTACATTAGAAGCAGATGCAATAACCGTTAATGGTACTGCTTTAGCAAGTGTGATTGCCGGAACAACAGTAGCAAATGCAACACTAGCAGCAACGGTAACCGTTACCGATAGCACGTCCAACACAAACTTTCCGGTTGTATTTCACGATGAGTCAAATGCTTTATTAGATGACACCGGCGCACTAAGATATAATCCAAGCACCGGCGAATTACTTGTACCGAAATTAACTGTCGCTGGCACTACTACAACTGTAGACACAGTTACCATGAATGCTGCAAATGCAATAGTATTTGAAGGTGCTACTGCTGATGCCCATGAAACTACCCTTACTATTATTGACCCGACTGATGACAGAACAATTAATCTACCAAACGTTTCCGGTACAATACCTGTACTAGCGGCTGCAAGCACAACACAAATTACATCTACACCTGAAGAATTAAATTTAGTAGACGGTATTACCGCAGGAACCGTATCAGCTTCATTAGCTGTAATTGTAGACTCAAACAAAGATATAACCGGTTTTAGAAATGTTGGTTTATCAGGAAATTTAACTATCGCAGATGACAAACAAATTATATTTGGTACTAATTCAGATATAACAATGGAGTATGATGAAAATGGAACTGATACTTTATTAATATCATCACCAAGCACAACTAGTGTTACTATATCTGGTGCTTTCACTAATTTTAAAATACAAGATACAGACGCAGGAGGCTCTACTACTCCAGCTTACCGTGTGCAACAAGTTAGTGGGCTATCTATTGTAACTTTATTTGGAGCCAACGATAATGATGGTGAACTTCAAATACAAGGAGGAAAAACTAGTAATGTTGCTTTTAAAGTTGATGCTAGTAATAGAGTACAGATACACAATAAACTTATACCAGATGCCTCTGGAGGAGCAGATATAGGATCCAGTAGTTTAGAATTTGGAGATGTATACATTGCAGATGACAAACAAATTAAATTTGGTAATGACCAAGATGTAAGTATTGAGTATGATGAAGACGGAACTAATACCATGCTTATTACAGGAAACGTTACCTTTGCTGATGGTTCTACAGATGTTAATATTGCATCTCATGATACATCAAATGGATTAAAATTAGGTGGTACCTTAGTTACCGCAACCGCAGCAGAATTAAACTTTACGGATGGTGTTACGAGCAACATTCAAACCCAATTAAATACCAAAACAACCCCCGGCTTCGCACTTGCGATGGCCGTAGCGTTGTGATATAAGGAGATATTATGGCACAGGATTTTAGAAACGCAATAGCACGAGCACAAGGCACTAACGCCGCGGGTATTTTAACCGCGGGTGATTATGATGCTGTTATCGGTATTCGAATTGCTAACATTTTAACCACTACTATTAAAGTTGATATGTATGTAGTTAGAAGTAGTGCTAATTATTATTTGTGTAAAGGTTTATCAATTCCACCCAACAGTTCTGTTGAGCTTATACAAGGTGGAGCAAAAGTAGTTTTAGTAAATGGTGACGTGTTAACACATGATTGCGACACCGATAGTGCAATGGACATATGGGTTAGTTATATTGACACCATAAGTGCATAAGGAGTAATTTATGACAACAAAAGTTGGTGGACCTTTATATATTGGAGCGGAACCCGCGTCGGAACAAATTCCCGAACATGATGCTACCATTAACGACAATCAAGTTGTCGGTCATGCGCTATTAGCTGGGCCAATAACTATTGAAGCAACTGTAACTATAACTGGAGTGATGGTGATTTTATAATGGGTACAGAAATAGACGGCGTTAACGGTATAATTAAAAACACTACGAGTGATGGTGATATAACGATCAAAGGTAATGATGGTGGTAGTGAAATATCGGCTTTAGTTTTTGATATATCTGCTGCTGGTGCAGCTACGTTTAATGATAAAATTACAGCTGTCGGCACTTCTGTGTTTACTAACTTAGATATTTCAGGTGACATCGATGTTGACGGCACGACTAACCTTGATGTCGTGGACATTGATGGTGCTGTTAATATGGCAACTACTGCTTTAGTAACTGGAGTATTAACAACAACTGCAACTGCAGTATTTAATGGTGGCTTTACATCTAATGATGGCGTTACAATTTCAACTGCTGATGTTAATCCACAATTAACAATAATTTCAACTGAAGCTGGTGGAGACCAAGCACCTTTAATTGACCTTTATAGAAACTCTAGCACTCCTGCTGATGGAGATGTTTTAGGACAAATAAATTATTATGGTGAAAACTCTGCTGATGAAAAAATAACGTATGTAAGAACAAGAGCAGGAATTTCTGATGTTACAGATGGTGATGAAGGATCTAACTATACTATTACAACTTATACTGCAGGTGCTCAATATGGCAGATTAAATATTCTAGAAACTGAATCTGTATTTAACGAAAATTCAGCTGACATAGACTTCCGAGTAGAATCTGATGGTGTTGACAAAATGTTGTTTGTTAATGCTGGAACTAATACTGTAAGTATAGGTGGTGAGGCTACACCTTTAGGTAGACTTCATGTTTTCACTGCTGACAGTAGTGCTTCTGCTCATGCTAATGCAGATGAGCTTGTTATAGAAGGTTCAGCATACTCAGGAATGACTATTGCTTCAGGAACTTCAAGTCATGGCACAATAGCTTTTGCGGATAGCGGTGATGAATTAGCAGGTCGTATTATTTATAATCATAGTACTAATGC